GAAGCGGTGATCGGATTCCTCCGGCTGTGGGAGTTTTGCGCCTCCCCGGTCGGGCGCAACAACGGCGACCTCGTCGGGATGGACGACGAGGACATTGCCATTGCTGCCAAGTGGGACGCCGATGCGTCCGAGTTCGTCGCCACCCTCGTCGACGTCCGCTATCTCGACGGCGAACCTGGGGCATACGTCATCCATGAATTTGAGCAGTATCAGGAGCACGTTGCAAACCAGGCAGCGCGTAGCAGCTCGGGACAGGCCAATGCCTTGAAACGCTGGCATCAGGCCGGGAAGCATACCAGCGAGCCCGTCGACGGGTGCCCACTGTGCGTCAAAGATGCCAAAGATGCCAAAGATGCCACCGCCATATGCAATGGCATTGGGGTTGATGCCAATGGCAATGCTCCTTCCTCCCATCCTCCCATCCTCCCAGAGAGAGAGAGATCCGATGCCAACATGGCATCCGCATCCGCATCCGCATCGGTCCTTGCAGCGCACGAGGTAGTGCAGCGCGCTCATGACGAACTCGGATTGTCACGTCCTGGTAACGAGATCGAGCGCAAGATCCACGCGCTCTGCCCGATACCGACCGACATGGTCACCGCCGCCATCGAGAAGACCGCAAGCGCAGACGCGCCGAATTGGAACTACCTGCTCAAGTGCTTGCGTAGCCCTCGTAGTCCGCCAAAGCGCAAGGGGCCCGAGTCTATCGCCGAACGGTGCGCACGAGCCGGGGAGAAGTGGCTTGCCGAGGAAGAGGCCAAGGAGATTGCAAATGCTGACGGATGATAAGCGGAGATTCTTGCAAGCCATGGACACGCTACGTGGATGCTACCCTAACCACCGTCCATCGGAGGCAGACTGGACTGGCATGGTGGCGTCGTACTTTCGCGCGCTCGAAGTCTACCCGTTCAATACTGTCGCTAAGGCAGTCACCCTCGCCGCCGATCCGGGGTTCTATCCGGATTGGTTCCCGACTGCCGGGCAGGTGAAGCGAATCTGTGAGCACGTGGCCAGGGAACGAGCGGTCGAAGCCGCACGGGAGCAGGAGCACCGGGCGCACGAGAGTGAAGATGCAGCAATCCGTGAGCACTACAAGCGCATACCGGTCACCATGCAGGGGATGGAGTCGTACATCCGCGAGGCCGGTGGGCCGCTCGAGCGGCTGGCGAGGATTTGGGAGTGCGAGACGAAACAGTCGCACCGCGACCCGTGCGCCTCGGTACCAAAGGCTGTTGGCGAGAAGCGCACGGCGCAGTTCTGGGATACGTGGGAGAAGGCAACGAGCACGATAGCTGCTTGAGCAGGGTTGATATTCAAAACCGACCACGAGGTCTAGAAAGCGAGATGGCAATGGGCTGGAAGTGGATCGAGTTGACGGACGAGGCGCATGTCGAGACGCGCGACGGGAAGATCGGCGTGACGGTGTGCGTGGAGGGGCACTGCGGGGTGATGCCTGTGGATGCGGATGACGACAACGCGGACGAGGTGACTGAATGAGACAATACACTCGCGCTCGCAAGGCGCAGCTAATTGATGCTTGGCGCGGTACCTGCCTGTCCGCAGCCGAGTTCGCCAAGGAGTACGGTATCTCTCCGGACGTGTTCCGCCGATGGGTGCGCGCGGCCGGCGTGAAGGAGGATCGTCATGCAACAGCAGGATGAACAAGCGGAGCCGCTTGCCGTCATAGTCGAGATTGGGCCGGTCATGGTGCCGGGCATCCGGTTCGTCTGTCCGGCATGTGGCAAGCCATCGCAGCCAATCATCGATCAGCGACTTATGCACGCCGTCACGCATCGGGCCCGGGTGACCGGCGAGTGTGGAGCGTGCGGCGAGACGCTGCGGTTGTTCGCGCCGCTTATCACCGGACCGAATCGTCACGACCGACGTGCGATTGGCAAGACGGGCGGCGGGTGAGTGTGGTAGGTTAGGCATCAGGGGTTTGAGGTTTCGTGATGCGTGGTCATAGTCCGACAAGCAAGAGAAACGTGCTCGCTAGGGAACGCGAGAAAGAAGCGCTCCGTCTGCGCATCACCGGCAAGAGTCAAGGCGAGATTGCGGCAGAGCTCGGCGTGTCCGATGTGGCCGTATGTAAGATGCTCAAGCGCGTGCTTGAGCGGACGCGGCAGATCACCGACGAGACGGCCGATGATCTTCGTACACTCGAGCTCTCTCGGCTCGACAGGTGGCTCGATAGGTTGCAGGCGCAAGTCGAGCTTGGCGATGTGAAGGCGATTGAAGTGGCGATCAAGGTCAGTAAGCGCCGCGCCGAGTTGCTAGGGCTCGACGCACCGAAGAAGATTGACGCCACGATCACTACGCACGAGCAATGGTTGGAGCGCCTGAAGTGACAGAGATCGAGCAGCAGGAGCGCCGGCAGCGGCTCAAGGACGACCTCGAGTTCTATGCGCGCAACTGCCTCTACATCCGTACCAAGGATGCTGCCGTCGAGCCGCTTAGCTTCAACGCGGCTCAGCGCTACCTTCACGAGCGGCTCGAGGAACAGCGTCAACGCACAGGCAAGGTCCGCGCGCTCACACTTAAGGGCCGGCAGCAGGGGTGCTGCCTGGATCCATCTACGCGGGTGCTGACGGCTGATCTGCGCTGGGTTGAGATTGGATCGGTGCTTGCGGGAGATCGGCTCGTGGCGGTTGACGAGCAGACAAGCTCACTTCGGCCCGGGGCCGGCGGCGGCAGAGGTCGAAGGATGCGTACCTCAACCGTCGTTGCCGCAGTGCACTTCATGATGCCGACGTATCGCATCACGCTCGATGATGGCGTGCAACTCGTCTGCACTGGGCTGCATCGGTGGCTCGTCCGCAAGTCTCAGACGCAGTGGGCATGGAGAGCGATAGAAGGGGTCGTGGGTGACAACCGAGACGGGATCAGGGTTGGAGACAAGCTGCGATCCATCACTCGTGTGTGGGGTGAATCATCTCTCGACGATGCTTGGTTCGGGGGCATGATTGACGGAGAAGGCTCGTTAGATTGCTCTCCGAGCAGGACGGGAGTTCGCCTGGCGATCAGCCAGCGCTCCGGCGCTGTGCTTGATCGCATGGAAGGGCACTGCCGGGAGCGCATGTATGGCCATTACATCGTCAGCGATGACGGGCCACGCAGGACCAAGCTAGGGCTCGATCCTGTCCATGCCGTGAATCTGAGCAGCCTGAGTGAGATGTTTCGGGCCATCGGACTTTCGCGACCAGTGCGCTTCCTGGGGAAGGAATGGTGGGATGGGAAGAGCATGCCGGATAACGGCGAGAGGACGATTGTCGCGATTGAGCCTGAGCAGGAACGCGAGGTGGTGGATATCCAGACGTCAACTGGGACATTCCTGGCCAATGGGATCGTCTCCCATAATTCAACCTACGTCGAGGCGCGCTTCTATCACCGCGTCACACATTCGCATGGGGTGCAAGCATTCATCCTCACGCACGAAGACGAAGCCTCGAAAAACATCTTCGGCATGGCGCAGCGGTTTCACGGCCGTTCGCCCGCATGGGTGCGCCCGCAGGTCAATGCATCGAATGCGCGTGAGCTACTCTTCGGCCGGCTCGATAGCGGCTACCGCGTCGCGACCGCCGGCACGAAGGACACCGGCCGCTCGGCAACTATCCAGCTTTTTCACGGGTCCGAGGTCGCGTTCTGGCCGCATGCCGATGACCACGCAGCCGGAGCGCTGCAGGCCGTGCCCGACGCGCCGGGGACCGAGATCATCCTCGAGAGCACGAGCGCGGGGCCAAGCGGGTGGTTCTATCGCCGATGGCAGGGGGCATCGAAGGGCGTTGGCGATTTCATTGCCGTGTTCATCCCGTGGTTCTGGCAAGCGGAGTATCGCAGGCCGGTCGATCCTGACTTTGCGCCGACTGCCGAGGAGCAGGAGTATCAACGGCTCTACGGCGTCGACCTCGAGCAACTCTCCTGGCGCCGCGCCAAGGTGGTCGAGCTCGGCGGCGTGTGGCACTTTCGCCGTGAGTACCCCGCGACGCCGGAAGAGGCATTCAACGCCGAAGTTCCTGGCGCACTGTGGACACGATCGTTGATCGACACCAATCGTCGCGACTCTTGCCCACCACTCAAGGTCTCAGCCATCGCCATCGACCCATCGACAACGTCGAAAGAGACCTCGGACGAATGCGGGCTGGTTTGGGGCGGGCTCGGGTTCGACAACCATGTGTACGTGTGTGGCGACGAGACGATGCGCACGAGTCCGAAGGGATGGGCCACCATTGCGGTCAACACGGCGCGCGGCTCCGACCTCGACATGGTGGTCTACGAGAGCAACCAGGGTGGCGACATGGTGCCTACCATCATCCACATGATCGACCCGAAGATTGTGTGCCAGGAGGTGCACGCGTCGAAGGGGAAGCGCGCGCGCGCCGAGCCAGTGGCAGCCCTCGACGAGCAAGGCAAGATCCACCACGTCGGTGAGCTGCCATTGCTCGAAGACGAGATGTGCACGTGGGATGCGAGCCGCTCAAACGAAAGCCCGAATCGAATTGACGCGAGGGTGTGGCTGGTGACGTACTTGCTCGTCAGACACCGCGCCGCTTCCGTCTCCCCCAACCTCGACGTCCTGGAGGGCGCGCCGCAGTGGTGACCTCCAGCAATGCCGACTTCGCCGCGACCCAGCGCCGCCGGGTGGACGCGTCGACGAGGCGTTTGCAACCGCTCGTCCAACGGTGGCTAGCGAGGGCTGCGCGTGAGATGCAACGCGAGCTCGTTGACGAGGCGCTCGCCGTGTATCGCGTTGACAAAGCTCTGCGTGTGCACGTGGTCAAGGACGACCGCCGACTCGCCGAGGACCTGCTCGAGCTGCTCACTCGCTACGGCCTGCGCCAGATCGACGAGACGGGCCGGTTGACGTACAGCTCGCTTGGCGGCGGCCGGTGGGTCATCCCGCCGTCACTGGTGGATGGCCTGCTCGCCGAGAAGACGGTGCTCGTCCAACGGATCGCGGCCGAGACCAGGAGCAGCGTGCGCGAATCGCTTCGTAGGCTCATGGATACGGCCCTGCACGAGTCGCCAGCGCCGAGTGTGGGCGAGATTGCCCGCCGCATCCGCACACAGTTTCACGGGGCCACGGGGGGCGAGGCACGTGGCGGGCTCGTCGATGTGACGGAGCCGGGCATCCTGCCGACCGAAACGCAGGGCTATGGCGCGCGTTCAAACCTGTACGCATTCTCGTCTGAGCGAGCGGCGCTCATCGCCAGGACCGAGGCGCAGCAGTACGAGTCGACGGGCATCTTCGCCGGCATGGACGAGGCCGGCGTCGAGGAGATTGAATGGCTGTCGAGCAACAACCCGAACCACGGTGACCGGCGGCATGACCTGATGAACGGCAAGACGGTGCGGCTCGGGGAGTACTTTGTCACACCGCTCGGCAACAGAATGCGGTACCCTGGTGACCCTGAGGCGCCGATCAAGGAGACCGCGAATTGCGGGTGTAGCTTTGCTCCAGCGAGGAGGCGGGCGGGATGACGGACGAACGGTTGACCTACGAGATCAGCATTTTCGAGCCCAACAAGGACGGGCCTGTGTTCCAATATCAGGGAGACATTACCCCGCGCATCGGGGAAGTCATCTTCGAGACCACTACCGGGTCCGATGGGCGGCGTTGGCGCATCATCATGGTCGAACACCAAGCTGGCGGTTTCAATCACCACTGCAAGTTGCGCCGCATCGATCTTGTCGGGGAGTTGATTGCGGTTGGGACAGACGCACCATCGGCCAGGATTGAAGCGGTCGACGCTGTCCGCATGCTTGAGCAAGTTGGTGTCTGGCTCGACTCACACTTGGGCCGCGAGAAGGCGGATGCTGTGCTGCGCGAGGCGAGAGAAAGAGCGAAGGGTGCGGGATGACGGACGAGAAACCAGCCACGGTCAGAATCTCGAACGGTCGCAATACCATGTCGCTGCGCTGCGCTCCTGGTACTCGCTTTGAACCCGGTGACTCGGTGGCGATTGACGGTGATGGACTTGCCGTGCGCGGTTGCGACCCGTGGGTGGGCACGGTGTGCGGACCGATCTTGTCTACCGCCCGCACCGGCGTACCCCAGGACATCGATGCTCGCCTCTGTGCTCTCGCCGATGGCCGCCCCGTCTGGTGGCACCGGATGCGGATAGCGCGCGACGAGGCCGCTGCGTCCGGCAGGCGTGCCCGTATGGCCCAAGGGCATCCGGTGAGCATGGGGTGGTCGGGGGATGCGAGCCTGCAAGGCATGCAGATCTTGCGCAAGGCTTGGTTTGTGTGGGAGATGAATCGGAGGTACTGGTGACCGACGGCAGGCGGATCAACCTCGGCTTCGGCTTCACCCTCATCGACGAAGACGATCAATCCGAACTCGAGCGCCAAGCGAGGACGCTCGGCAAGTGTTACGCCGCCGGCATCGAGGTCATCAAGCGACTCGACGCGCAGCGGGCCCTGGACAATAGCCGCGCAACAGCACAAGATGCGCACAACGATCAGCGGACGGGCAGAACGCTGAACGGGGATGAGCCGCAGGAACCGGAAGAGGACTAGCGCTACAGCAGCACCGGCCATCGCGCCGGCGATAGAGTCAGCCTCGGTCGATGTCTCCGTCGATAAGGCCTACCACGCTTCGCCGGTCGTCAGTGAGCAGCGCTCGACCTTCGCCGTTTGCGGCGACACGGGATACAAGCGCTCTGTCGGCATCCTCGATGAGGAGTTCCTCGCCGAGCTCAAGGGCAGCAAAGGCCGCAAGGTCTTCGTCGAGATGCTCGATAACGACGCGGGTATCGCCGCCGCGACGTTCTTGATCGAGTCGCTCGTCTGCGGCGTCGCGAATACGACTGAGCCGAACAAGAGCGGTCATCCGCAGTCAGCCGAGTGCGCCAAGTGGATCGACGAATGTTTCGACGACATGGAGCGTCCGTGGCCTGCGGTCGTTGCCGACTTCCTTACCACGATTCAGTTTGGATGGGCCTACCTCGAGCCGCTCTATAAGCTGCGTAAGGGCGAGTCCGAGGAACCGCGGCTCAACAGCCGATACTCTGACGGCCGTTATGGGTGGCGCGATTGGCAGAACATCGGCCAGGAGTCACTCGACAAATGGGAGCTCACCGACAGCGGCCGCGTGGTCGGGCTGTGGCAGGCACGCCCGTCCGATTACAAGCGGATGTTCATTCCGGCCGACCGTGCGCTGCATGTGATCTTCCGCCCGCGCAACGGCTCGCCAGAGGGTCGCTCGTGCTATCGCGGCGCCTACACCAGCTACTACTACGGCAAGCGCCTGCGTGAGATAGAGGCGATTGGCATTGAGCGCGACATCGCTGGGCTGCCAGTGATGGAGCTCCCGACCTCGATCATGAGCGCGAGTGCCAGCGCTGAGGACAAGGCGGTTCGCGCGACCTACGAATCGATGGTCAAGAAGATCCGCGTCAACCAGATGATGGGTCTGGCCATCCCTGCGGCAGAGGAGAACGGACAGAAGACGGGCTACCTGTTCCGCCTCGCCAGCGCTTCGGGCAAGAACATATCGGCCACGGACCCGATCATCCGGCGCTACGAGACGCGGCTGCTCATGGTCTTTCTCTCCGAGCTGCTCGCCGTGGGCTCTGATAAGGTCGGCTCGCACTCACTGCACAGCGACAAGACGACCAACCTCGCGATTGCCCTCGGCCGCATGCTCGACGTGATCGACGACGTGGCGAACCGCTACGCGATCCCGCGCCTGTGCCGACTCGAGGGCTACCCCGTCGAGGCGTTCCCCAGGCGCAAGCACGGTGACATCGAGAAGGTCAGCACGCTCGAGTTCGCTCAGGCAGTGGCTACGCTCGTCAACTCGGGTGCAATCACCGTCGACCGCGCGGTCGAGAATGTGGGCCGTGAACTGCTAGAGGTCGGGCCGGCGGGTGAAGACACTTACGCGCAACCTGCACTTTCATCTGGACAGGGTCTCGACGGACAGACTACGTCGGAGGGGATGGTTGCAGGGAATGAGATCGCAGCGGGCAAGGAGACGGCGCCCGAGATCAGCTTGAATGGTGCACAGATCTCGTCGCTACTCGACATCATCGCCGCGGTCGCTGAGCGAAGACTGCCCCGTGAAAGTGCGGTGGAGATCATCATGGCGGCGTTCCAGCTTGACCGCATCAAGGCCGAGCGGATGCTGGGTCAGGTTGGGCTTTCGTTCTACGTAGCGCCTGATACCAGTCAAGCGCCACTCGGCGTGGTGTCGGGACCGGCAGCGCCTGATCCCGCGAGTGATCGCAGCGCGATAGAGGCGTCAGTGGATGACGGGCCCGATGTCGAGGGAGAGGAGCGGAGCGCCGCCATGAACGTCCAGGAGGCAGCCGACTATCTCAACTGCTCCACGGGCAGCATCATGGGAGCACTACGCCGCGGGCAACTCCCAGGTGCGAAGGTGGGCGCCGGCTGGCGGATCATGCGCAGCGACCTCGACACGTACATGCGCGGGGTGAGGGCTCCATGACGAGTCTGGCCGTGGTGGATCACACGAGGCTATCGATAGTCCGCTGCAGCGTGGACGTCGAGCCTCGCTGCCCGGCGTGCGGGAGGATGCTCGCCCGGCGACTCACCCGACCGTGGGTGATTGACTGCCCGAGATGCAAAAAGACCGTGGAGGCAAAAAAGTTGTTGACAGAGTAACGATCCACCCTGCACCCTGATCACAGTCTGACGAGTGGCCTCTCCCGGCATGTGCCCTAAGCCGGTCGAGAGGCTTCATGCCGTCGACAGTCTGGACCGGAAAAGTCGCGAAGGTGGACGAAGACAAGCGCCTCGTCTCCGCGATCTATTCCGAAGTCACCGACGCAGACGGCAAGCCTGTCATCGACCTGCAGGGAGACATCATCCGCATCGATGATCTCGAAGCCGCTGACATCGAAGCTTTCGCAGACGGTGGTCTACGCAAGGGCGGGGAGATGCACGCGAAGATCGGCGGCGCCGATGTCGTGCAGCACTACACCCTGAGCAAGGTAGAGCGCGAGGCTTTCGGCTTCGGCACCGGTCCTGAGATCGGAATCGTCAAGCTCCGCGTCACCGATGATGCGTTGTGGGCCAAGGTCAAGGCTGGCGATCTGCCGGCTCTGAGTATCGCTGGTGACGGCGTGCGCGAGGAGGTCCGGTAATGGCGACCTACCTGCGCAAGCTGCGACTCAAAGAGATCAGCTTCGTCGACAAGGGTGCCAACCAGGGCGCGCGAGTTGTGCTGCTCAAGCGCTACGGGCCGGGTCTATTCGACAAGCTCAAGACCCTGCTCGGCATCGCAAAGGCGGGGCCGGAGCAGCGTACTCGCCAACTCGAGGAGCTCGGGCTTTCGGACGATCAACTCAAAGACATCCTCGCCATGCTTGAACAGGCCCGCGCGCCGGGGGCTG